CGCGACACCGGGCTTGATGCCGCTGTTGATGAGCTGGTCGCGGAACGTGACCGCTTGGTCCTGCTGCGCCAGTGAACTGCCGGCGCGAAGCTTCGATGTGATGCCGAGCGCATCCATCTGGTCGGCAATGACCTTGGCCTGTGCGCCGTCGTCGTTCTGGCTCAGAATCACCGGGTCGCGCCCGATGGTGCCCGCCGCAGTTCCGGACGCCGCGACAACCGTGGCATTGGCGCGCAGCTCCTTGAGCGCCATGTCCTTAGCCTTCAGCAGTCGCGCAGCATTGGCGCCCCGAGCGTCGGCCTCTCGGCCCTGGGTGACGCTCTGCTCCTTCATGCTGCTCTGGTAAGCACGGCGGGCTTCGGTCAGGTCGCCGGGCTGGATACGAGCAGTCGCGGCACGAGACTTCGCAGTCTGCGCCTCAAGCGTCTTGATCAAGTCCGCGTCAGCTTTGGCCTTGGCCTTCTGGCGCGCGATTTCGTTGTCGTAGTCCGCATCAGCCTCAGCGTGAACACGCGCTACAATCTCGGCCCACTTGTCGGCCTGGAGTTCTGCGTACGTCTTGTAGACGGTTTCACCATTGGTCGGCATGGTACTGGTCCTCCATGCCCATCAAGGCGCGGGCATCGTCGTCAGTGAAAGAGCGTCCATAAGCAGATTCGAGAGAAGTCTTGCGCCCCGTGAACTCGTCCATGGCGACAGCGTTCTGCTCGCGCTTCTGGATGACCGAAGGGCCGATTGCCTTCCCGACGCCCGCCGCCGTCGCGAGCCCAGCCGTGGCGAGGTTGACCCAGGCCGCCCGCTTGGCGTTCTTCGCGGCCTGCTTCTGCGCGTCGAGCTGGAGCAGCATGTCTCGGTTCGTGGCTTCTCGCGTCACGTCCGCTTCGTTGATAGCCTGCCCAACACCGAGCCGCCGCTCAGCCCGGCGCGAGAGGTCGCCCTGGAATGCCTTCGCCCCAGCGCCCGCGCCCGCGTCGTCAATGGTCATACCGGCGCTGAACCGTGCGTTTTGCTCGCGCTCCTGAGCGGCAAGCGGTGCGCTCAAGCGGTTCTCCATGACCGAGCGTTCCTTCTCGCTCAGTCCCAGCTCGCCCTGCTTCTTCCGCTTGCGCAGCTCCTCAAGCAGTTGCTCCTGGGCCGGGGAAAGACGGGCGCTTCGCGCGGCATTAAATCCGCTCGCGACGTTGCCGACGCCCTTTGCCACTTCGCCGATGATCGACAACGCTGGAACCATGGGAACCCCCAAAGAAGACTATCACAAGGTCAGATGTGGTGCAACGTAGCCAGGAAGCCCCACGCGTAGATTACGGTCTTCGCAGTGTCAGACTTAGTGGTCAATCCAATGGTGTAGGTACCGCTGGTGAGGTCAGACACAACCTCGTAACCATTGTAGTTGTACCGCACCGCCTCAGTCGGCCACGTCGAAAGGCCCGCAGTCTCTTCGGGCATGAACCCCAACGTGCTCAGGGAGTTCGAATCCTTCGTGCTCTTGTAGCAGTAGAGGGAGGCGGCCCCATAAACAGCGTCGCCGTTGCCCCGCGTGATGCCGTAGCACCACCATTGGAATGAGAGGGCCCCGGGGTAACGCACATTCAGCGTGACCGAGGTGCGGGGCAGCTCGACCAGGGAGCCGCCGCCCAACTTGCTGGTGTTGTAGCACGAGCTGAAGGTGAACATGTTGCTATTGGGGGCAATCTGCGCTCCCTCCAACACGACCGAGGCGAAGTCACCGTGCCGCACTTCGGGCCCAGTCTGTCCGCCGCCTATCCCATAGATGACAGGCTTCATGATATGCTGCGGCTCTACCCAGGGCTCAGCCAGGATAGCCGTGCTTTCGATCTTGTCGAGGTACTGGCGCAGTGCGTCACAGTTCCCCTGCCACGCCGCAGCAGTGAGTGGGGTTGCCGTCGTAAAAGTATTTGGGGGAGAAAACATTTGCTCACACTCCTCGCTGCATCTTGGCGGCAATGTAACACTGAGAGAGCGTGACGGACTGCCCCAAGGCGCCGGCCGGGTCGATCTCGATATGAACGAAGCGGTTGTTGGCGTTGCCCGCGGTGCGCCATGGGTAGTACAGACCGTCAATCACCAACCGGAATCCGTAGATGGTGATGTCGTTGCCAGTCTCGTTCTTGTAGAAGTACGAGCGCATCTGCTGCAACCCTTCGGGCGGCACATTGTACGCGGCACTCGGCGGGTTCTTCGTGTTGTCTACAATCGCGCCGTCGTAGAAGTAGCTGAGGTGCTGGAGCGGCATCGTCGCCGCAGTCCCGCCCGTGCCACCTACAACCGTTACAGTGCTGCCGCGGATTGTATAGGGCGCGCTCGACTCCACGCCGTAGTTCGTGTTGAAGTCGCCCTGCTTCGGCGGCGACACCCAGTTGGCGAGCGCATTCGAAGTCTGGTCCCACTGGAGCCATACCAACCAGCACGGCGAGTTGCGGAACAGCTCGTTCAATCCGGCCTGGAAGTTGTCGATTGCGGTACACAGGTCAATCAGGACGGAGAAGTGAACCTCAAGAATGTCACCGTTCTTGAGCACCTTACCCGACGCGCCGGTAACCAGCCGCGTGCCGGAGCCATGGGCAATCTCGGTAACCGTCCGCGTCGCTGTGTTCGGATATGCAGTGCCCGCGCCGGGTACTACGTTCGTGGCCTGCTTCGCCAAGTAAACCAGGCGCATCGCGTCAGACAACTCGCGCCGGTCGTACTTGAGCTGTTCGATGTCGAGCCCTTCTTCGGCCACGTTCGCATCGTCTACGGCGCCAGTCGTCAGCGTAACGATGTCACTGAACTTCTCGTTGAGAAGCGTGTCGTCGGGCGAGGTGCCAATCTCGAAGGAAGCATTTGTTACGCGAGACATCTCGACCTCTCAGCGATGCGTGTTGACGAACAGGGCAGTTCCGCCGCCGTACATCATGTTGGATTCGGCCATGTTGTCGTCGGTGCCGGAGCCCGTGTTCTTCGGCGAGGAGTATTTCCACTCCAGCGTGAGCGTGACCGGACCCGCTACCTCAATCAGACCGACGATAGAGATATTGGAATACTCGATGTAGTTACCGCCGGTCGCCCACACGAGCTGGCCGTCACTCGACATGACTCGAAACTTGACGAACTTGGGGTTCGACACCGTATTGTAGAGGTACATCCAGGCCCATAGCGAGACCTGCACGCTGAGTAGCCCGGGGAGCAGCCCGGTTAGAATCCAGGTCTCGCCAGTACGCCAGCCGCCGCCGTAGTCACCGTACTGGAGGCAATCGAACTCGCCGATGCCACCGCCCGACGTGCGGAATGCCGAGCCCAGCATGAAGTCCTGGTACACGCTCGTGGTGTGCAGCGCATTCGGCGTCATGTGCGACCGGCCCACGCACTTCGCGGGCAGGTTGTTGCGCCGCAACGCCGCAGTCCGCACCTTGAGCGTGTCGTATTCGATGTTGGCGGTCTCAGCCTCAGCAATGTTGCCGGTGCGCGCCTGTGCTTCAGTCCAAGACTTCATGACAACCTCTCCTTAGACCGTGCGGCCGGTGATACCGCGGTTGCCCGACGTATTGTAATCGACAGACACACCCGCGAGGACGAAGTCATTCGAGCTGGTGAACTCGAACATAATCTTGCTGCACTGCCGGGGCGCCACGTCGAATCGAATAACCGAGAATGACTCGTCCTGCCACACAGGGGTGCCGTCAATAACGATGGTATCGAACACCGGGCGCTTGGTGCTGTCCGTGTCCTGCATCACCTTCACGGCGTTGGGGTCGGCTACGCCCACGGTCGCGTAGTCCGCGTACCACTTCAGCGTGACCGTGTTGTTGCCGGTGTTGCGAATCTTGGCGTAGACGAACATGCTATTCGTCATGCCCAAGCCGCCGAACTCCAGCCATTCAGTGCGGAATACAGATGTCGGCGCCGCGCTTGCCGTGTCTGTCCAGATAGGATTCTCCTCAGTACCCGTGTTGACCAGCGTGGAGCCCATCTGTCGGCGCCGCGAGATGACGAACAGCCCGGCTTCAAGGTCCGGAGTCGAGTTGTTCCCGAGCCCGTCGCCCGTGATGTGCCCGAAGACCAGCTCGCCCTCGGGGTTCGCCGTGATGCAACCGACCGGCCAGTTGGGGCGCACACTCCAGTCGCCCGAGTCCACATGATAGACGACGCCGAAGTTGTTGATGTCGCTTCCGTCAATGGCGAAGTAGCAATGCCACTCGCGCCACTTGTGGGAATAGGCCGCCGTCGCCCGCGCCATCGTGACCCGGTTCATTCGCTTGAACACGCGGTCAATCTGCTTGCTGATCTTCTGGTAGCCAACGCCGGAGCCCGTGTCCAGGCCACCGTTCACCAAGTAGACGCCGTCGTGCGCCAACATGAGCACACCCATTCCGGGCACCTCAGTCAGCGTGTCCGTGGCAATCGAACCGATGCGCTCCATCAGCGGCACGATGTAAAGGTTGCTGCTACCGTCGCGCCGCACTGCGTCAACCGCGTTCTCGCGCAGCACAACCAGCATATTGTTGTAGCCCCGAATGCCGCGAATGCCGCCGCCCTGCCGCATACCGAACTCGAAGTAGTCATTCGCGCCGAACTGGTCAGGCTTGTTCTGGTTGGAGTAGTACAGGCGCGTGCCCTGCACCGAGCCACCGTCAATCCAAAGCCTGTTGTCGAAGGTCGTGCAGTACCGCGCACTGTTGGCCGGCAACGCAACCGAGTCCGCCTCAGTCGGCGCCAACGAGGTCAACACGGAGTCATGCGTCGAGTCGTAGTACCACGTATCAATGTTGTTCGGGATGTCGGCCACGAAGTAGTAGACCTCGGCCACGCCCTCGGTAAGATTCATCGTGCGATAGATACGCCGACCCAGCGTGCCCGTCGGCCCCGTAGGAATCTGCATGCCCAGCGTGTAACGGTTACCGTCTACCGCGGTAATCCACGTAACCACGTTGGACGGCAACGAGATGGGCGACTCGGCGCCACCGAAGGTGTAGTACGAGACGCGCCACTTGAAGCGATTCGTCGTGTTGGCGGCGTAGAAACCCAGTCCGCGCTCATCCGTAACCGTACCGTAGCCATCGGCCTGCATACCGAACGTCTCACCCGCCGCGCCCAGCGTAGACGGAGTCGTGTCTACGCCCCACACCTCGGGAGCCGCAGGGGGTGAGAGCCAACCGAGCTGGTACTTCGGGATAGAGGTAGCGATTGCTGGCGTCGGCCAGCCCACGTATTTGATTGGCGTGTTGGTCCCGTTCGTGATGATGAGGAAGCGGCCGAACTCGGCGTAGTGCGCCGCGGTTCCGCTTGGAGTGGGCACATTCGTATCGGCCAAGATTACGTCGATACGAAACGCGCCACCCCAGTCAACAACGTGGTAGATGTCGCCACCGCTCTCGATAAGAATCCATTCCTGCGACCCCCCGTGCCGCGACCAGATGTAGAGCGAGTCAATCCGGCCGAGTACATCGAATGGCCGCCAATAGGTTCCGCCCGGGAAGAACTTCTCGTAGCCAATACGGTTGTCCCACATGCCGGATGCGGGGTCGCGCGTGAAGTTCTCGATGAGCAGCGCGTTGTTAGACGGGGCTTCGAACCCCGTGTGCATGCCGCCGAATCGCTGAATGTTCGCAGTCGCCATGGCTCATTCCCTCTCAGGTCCAGGTTACGAGGCCATAGACACGGCGCATGCCATCTCGGCCCCACGAGGAGCCCTTCACCAAGTCGCGGTTGCCCGGCGTGAGATACTTCGCAGCCATGGTGCGCTTGTGCTCCAGGCCCTTCTTCGCACAGAACTTCTCAGTCGCCACTTGGCCGAGCTTGTTCGCCATTCCTTCAGCGACGACGAAGGCAATCAGCTCATGCGTCTGAGACGGGAAGAACGACGGCGTGTCCGTGTCTTCAACGAGCTTGATGAAGCGGCGCATGTAGCGCAGCCGAATCGTGGTGTCGGCGGCGGCGAGCGGATAGATTCGAATGCGCTGAACCTGACCGTCCGTATTCTGGAACCGGATGTTCACGATGTCAAACTCGGACGATGCCGGGCTCAGCGGGTTCGCGTAGGTATTCGTGTGCGCGCCCTCGTCAAGCTCCGATTCGAACAGGCGCCAGGGAGCCGTGGCGCTCACCCGAGACCACACGTTTCGCTGGAATCCGACGTGTGCAGTAATGGCGGCGAGCTGGAGTTGCGGCCGATTCACGCCGCTCAAAGTAACCGAGGTCGATGCGCTCATCGTTCCGTGGTAGCCGTTGCGGGAATAGGTGAGCGCGAACTCATAGGTGCCCGCGGACCAACCAGCGCCGGCCGCCGTGCCGAATGTCGGCGCAGCTCGGGGCGTAGGAATGGCGACTGAATCCGCTGTGGTCCAGGCGCTCGGAGTTCCGGTCGTGTCGTCATTGAACGCGTACTTGCCGGCCTCGGAGCGGAACATCGGTGTGAAGGAACCCCGACCTGTCGCGGCCTGCCGCAGCGTGGCGCCGGCTTCGATGATGTAGTTGCAGTCCTCCGGCAACCAGATGAATACTTCGTCGGCTGTGAACGTGTAGGTTCCAGTCGTGCCCGTGAACGCCGAGTCCAGATAGGCCGAAGTGGTCGATGCAACCCGCACGATGTTGTAGACGGTCGAACCGGCGGCGTTCGTAATCGTGATTCGCTGACCAATCATCCAGGGTAGGAAGAAGGCGGCCACCGTAGTGACGTTGAAGCTCGCATTCGTCGCCGTGCCCGCCGCATTCGTGACGCGCCCGTGGAGCGTGCGGTCAATCTCGTGGCCCATGAATGGCCACTCTGATTCGATTGCGACGCTACCGAACGCATCGTTGATAAGCTCGGTCAGCTCAGTGTTGAACTCATCGTTGTCCGGCGCGTGATTGAGCAGGTTCTTGACCTTCGTCTTGATCTGACCGAGATTCATGGCGTTCTCCGCAGGTTAAGCGCGGCTGACCTGGCACAGTCTACCCTATCACGAAACGAAGAAGGGGGCCACCCTTTCGAGCAGCCCCCTCCCATTGGAGCGCCTATGGCTCAGAGCCCGGCCGACTCACCCTGGCCGAACAGCCAGATGTTGGCAGTCGTGGTACCATCGCTGAGAGCGATACCGAGCACATGGTCGGTACCGACAGTGACGGTGTCGAACTTGCCGGCGGTGCCGCCTAGGTCCATACCAACAGCGTCGCCAGCGGTAACGGTGTCAGTCTTGGCGCCGACCACGAGGCCCTTCACGGCAACCGCGATGGGCACCGAGGTCGAGGCAGCGGCGGCGGCTTCGAGCGCAACACCAACGAAGGCGAGCGAGCCCGCAGCGTTGGCGGTCGCCTGAATGACCGACTGAGTAGCGGAGAAGCCAGCAGCCGCAGCCACAGAGAACATCACCGCATCGCCGGCCACGATGGCGCCGCCGGGGTAGAACATCTTGACGACAGTGTTCGGCGTCACGTACGACGAACCCTTGGAGAAGTTGACGGGAAGTCCAGCAGACATGTTGTCACCTGAAGTTGAAGTAGACGTAGATGAAGAAGAACAGCGGCCGAGAGGCTGGGGTCAGGACCAGAAGGCTACCCTGACCCCAGCCGAAGTCATCATGCGTCGGCGTTACAGATGATGCCGTGGCAGTTGAGGGCCAGGGGCACAACCTGCATCATGTGCTTGATGGAACAGAACCGACCGTTCTGCCCGTTCGCGTAGCTGATGAAGGGGCCCTGCTTGAGATTCGCGCCGCTGTGGACGTGAGCCTCAAGGTTCTGACTGTTGAGCATGTACATCGAGAGCCCGACGGCGGCCTGGACTTGCGTCGCGGCGTTGAACCGCGAAGACATGTACATCTTGGCGCCGCCGAACATGAGCGAAGGGTTGCCGCCGTCCAGGTCTTCCTTCGAGGTGAACCGCTCCTGGGTGGTGAGCGTGTCGCCGTAGAGCCCGTAGCTGAGCAGCGAGGCGATAACGATGTCGATGTTGCCCTTCGAGGAAACCTCGTCGGCAGAATCGCGCACCTTGCGCATCCCAGGAAGACCGGTCGTGGCGAAGGTCGAGCCGACGTTCACGAACTGATTCTGGAGAGTACCAGTGTAGCTCGACTTGGCGACACCGCAGACGGTGTTGGTCTGCGAGCCGAAGGCCAGCTCCTCAAACCAACCGGTCGTGGTGGTCACGCCCTGCATGGTCTGAAGGTCGGTCAGGATGGTAGAGGTACCAGCCAGGAGCTGCTTCTCAGTCTCGTTCTTGAGGGAGAACAGCACGTTCTCAACGCGGCGCGCGAGGATGCGGCCCACAGCGAGCGACCCGGAGTTGATAAGCTCGTCGCGCTCGGTGAGATGCACCTTGCCGTCGAAGAGACACCAGGGCGCCTCAGCCGCAGCCGAGATGTCCGCAGCGGACATGCCGCCCGACTCGGTGCCGGAGCTGTACTGAGTGACGGCGCTGTGCTCGTTGACGCCAAAGCCGAAGCTGATCTTGAGGCCGCCGTCATCCTTGACCGCGCTCTTGAGAAGCAGGTCGAGAAGCGGGGACTTCTTGAAGGTGCTCTGGCGCTGAGTCTTCAGCAGCTTCTGCACGGTGGAAGTGAGCTGGTCGTTGGTATACGAAGCCATGATGGAAAACCCTCTGAGTGAATACAACGCGCAGCAACTACCGTAGTCGCCGCAAAGAGAACCGTGCTGTCCAGTCCTCGGGGTTGTTCACGAAGGAGTCCACCGGGGCCTGTGTGTAGGATACCTCACTGGCTATCGGCAGTCAACGAGAGGGGCAAAGATTCTTCGCCCCACTCGGGCGACCGTCAGCGCCGAGCCCCCTTGGCGACGACGGCGCCCAGGATGTCGAAGTTCTTGTCCTTCAAGTAGCGAAGGGGAATGCCGTCTTCATCCACATCCTCCTCTTCCCGAGTGGTGGCGCGCGTACCCGAGCCAGTCTTGGCGGCGGCCTTTCGCGCCTGCTGGGTGCGGTACGCCGTGGCCTTCTCTTCGCGCAGTCGCTTGTTCTCGACACGGAGATACGCGTCTTCCATCGAGAGGTTAGCGTTCTTCTCCATCAGGCCCAGCACTTCATTGACAACCGTGTCGTCCTGCATCAGTGGATTGGCTTCCACGAACGCTTCAAACTCGGCCGCAACTTCAGCATCTTCCTGAGCCTTCGCCATCGGAGACAGCGCGCCACGAATGCCCTCGTTGATGCGGGCTTCGATGTAGGCGCTCATGCTCGCGGGGTCGAGCGCATCGAAGTCAGCGGGAACTGCCTTCGCGGCGGGCATCGCGAGCTTGGCCCGAGCCTGATTCGCCTGAGTCGCGCTGCGCTGCAAGCCCTTGATGAGCGCCAGTACATCGCCACGCTGGTCCTCCGGAATCGCGGCCAGTACGTCCTCGACGCTCTTGCCCTTAATGGGCTGCACAGACTCATCAATCTTGATAGAGTCAAGCGGAATGATAGGCTTCTCTTCCTTCGGAGCCTTGGCCTCAACCTTCGTCTCGGCTGGCTTGTCGAACGAGTGGCCCATCGCGATAAGGATGTCGCGCTCCTCGTCGGTGTAGTCTCCGTCGGGGTCGAACTCCCACGCGGCGGTGGAAGCGCCCTCCTCGGAGCCATCTCCAAGGAGGTCACTCGGGTCGCCCTGGTCAACCTCGATTTCGAGGTCAGCGTGCTGGGGTTTGGCGGACATCAATCACCTCTGGCTGGGACGGTTGAGCATCAACGACTTCAGTCTATCACGCGGCGAAGACTCCGGCGCGTTGGGCATCGGCGCCTCGCGCTCGGGCATCGGCGCCGGCCCGGTGCCACCATCGGCAGGCGCGGGACTCTTCAGGTGCATGCGCACTTCGGGGTCAGACAGGAACGCCTCGACCATGCCCGCGAACAGGACGAGGTCCGGGTCCTGGCGCGCGTCGTCCAGCTCGTCGGTGATGGCTTCGCGCCCAAGGTCGGCGGCGACGGCGTCAAGCATGAGCAGGAACTTCATGGCTTCGACAGGGATAGTGCCAGGTTTGGTCGCGAGCGGAATGGCCCGAGCCTTGGCGCCGAACAGCGCGGTGCCCGAGTTGAGCGAATCGAGCAGCGCGTTCAGCGCGTCGGCGCCGAACTTGGTGGGCGGCACCGTCTTCATAGCGGCCTCGTCGGCGGCAACCTGCGCGCCACCAATGGCACGCCGCATGTCGGGAGAGAGAGGAGAAGGCATCATGGTACAACCTCGTCAAGCGCACTGTGGGTGTTAACATCAAGGATGTCAGTCGTCTGCATCGCCTCGACACAGCGGTCACTGAACTTGTCGCGCTCAAGCTGCGCGTGCCGCGTCGTGTCCATGTGGTCGCGCGGCAGGTCGGCGAGGGGCACGAGGCCACGCTCGTTGCAGATACGGTCGATGTCCTTCGCGCCGTTGACCATACAGCCAAGGCCCTCATTCCAGACCGCGGCCGAGTCGCCCCAGCGCCCGGGAGTGCGCGCGATTCGGGGCAACTGACGCTTGGCCTCCCCACCGCAGGCGCACACGACGGTATCCGCAACCACGTCTTTGCCGCGGAACAGCTCCTCGGTTACGTGGCCTTGGGAACAAGCGAACTCGATAAGGGGCATGAGAGTCACCTACGCTGGGGTTATGGGAGTGACCAAGTTGGAACCTAGTCACTCCCATTCGACCTATCATATTATCAGACTTGAGGCAACACCGCCTGAATCTTCTCCGGGCTCGGAAGCGCGCCGGGCGACAGGCCAAGGTTGCCTTCGTCGGGCACAGTAGGCTCGGCGACAGGTGGCCCGGCGACGGCAGCAGCCGCATCAACCGCGCTCGGCGCCGCAGCCTCAGCTTCCTTCGGCATCAGTTCAGGCATACCCATCAGATGAAGCCGCTTCTCAAGCAGCGCACGCTTGTCCACGCCCATGTCGAGCAGTGACTGCGTGTCGTTACGCAGGTCATTGAGCTTCTGAATAGACGACTGCGGAGTGCCGCCGCCGTCGAGCGCGAAGAAGCGGAAGTCGCCCGCCAAGTCTTCGTCGCGAATCACCTTTGTCTCGCCGTCAAGCAGCACAACCTCCGGCTCGCCGCCCTCCAGCATGACGCGCATCATGGACAGGCAGATGGTACACACAGTCGTGACCATCTCGTCCCGTTCACGCGCCATCTCACCAACGAGCGAGTTGGAGTACGCCGCCTGCGCCGTAACCTCAGTCGCCGTGCCGCCGTTCGACTGGCCGAACACCATGCCGTTCAGCATCGAGGCGCGCTGAATGTCGGACTCGACGTGCGCCACGTACTCTTCGACTTCGGGCGGCGCGGGCTGCATCGGAATCGGCGCGATCAAAGTGCGCACGTCCTGGTCAGCGTACGTCTCGGCCACTTCAATGAGCGCGCCGTCGATGCCCGACGCGAACTTGGCCGCCTCACCTTCGAGGAACACACCCTTCTGCGCGATGAGCTGGCGCCCGCACTTGCGCACCGCCTGGGCCTGGAAGTTGCGCGCCTCGATAAGCTCCACGAGCTGCGCGTACACACGCTCCAAGGCCGAGTACCCCATGAGCGGGTCATCAGGCATGCGCCCGAAGAACAGCGGCGCGATGGGACAGACCGGCTTGTCGCGCGCCGTGCGGAACGGAATGGCGGTGTACTTCGTGACGACATCGCCGTCTTCGAACTCGGCGCCGTCATAGAGCCAAGCCTCGCCGTTCATGTGCTCTGCACACCAGACGAACAGGCGGTCAGCCTTCATGTCGTAGAACTCGTAGACCAGGACATGCAAGTCGTGGGCGTCCGGGTTCAGCTCCTCGTCTGGGTCAACACTGGAGTCGTCGCCCGCGTTCTGGTCGAGGAACGGCTTGACGACTTGGCCCTGAAGCACGACGCCCCACTTCTCGTTAGCGTCTTCGACCGGCATCCAGTAGCGGTGCCCGACGTAGCGCTGCTTCGCCCATGCCATCGACTGCCGGTCAACCAGCAGGTCCCAGGGCATGACGACAGCCGCCTCAATCCCAGTGAACGCGTCTTCGTAGTCCGCGCAGATGGCGAACTTAATAGCGCAGTTGGGGTAGATGAGCGCGTTGCGCGCCGCGTCCTCAGCGACCGAGCGGAACTGCGCGATGAAGTTGTTGGCCACGCTCTGCGCAACGTCCTTGTTGCCCTTGCCGTCGATGGCCGCAGTAGCGACGACCGCCGGATTGCGCGAGAACAGTGACGCCATGTAGCCCTGCACGAACTCATAGCCACGGCTCAGCTCGATGCCCGACGTGAACAGCGGCGCATTGTCAGCGCGCACTTTCGCGGGGTAATACTGAGTGCGGTACACCGCGCGCAGCTCTCGCATTCGGGGGCGCCGCGCGCTCCAGTAGTTGTCATGGTTCTTGACGATGTGCCGCACTTTGGAGGGCGTGAGCATGATGACCTCTACTGGTTACGCGAAGGAAGTGACTGAACCGAAGTGCCGCCCAGCATCTTCCGCATCATAGCAGCCTGCCTATCCGCCGGGGTCCAGGCACGCGAGGGAGTTTTGCGGATGGCGTCGAGCGCCATGTTGGAGAGGGCCAGGGCATCGGCGTGGTCGTCGTGCCCGCCGTCAGGGTGCGACGGCGCGAGCTTGCCCGGCGGCACCGTCATCTGGCCCAACTCGTTCTTGAAGACATGCGGCAGGCTTTCATAGGTGTCCGCTTCAACCCGATCGCGCAGCAGGTTGTACATGTCGAGCTTGGACTGCAACGACGTAGTCCAGTCCTTGCCAGTCGGCGACTGCCACAGTCGATGTGCCAAGCTCGGGTTCTGGCGGAACTCATTGAGCACAACATGCCCGTGGTTGTTGGACTCGACCAGAATCTTGTCGCACTTATAGGTATCAATCAGCGGGATGCAACGCTGCGCGAACAGCTTCGGCGCCAAGCTATTCGTAGCGAAGAAGTACACGAGCTGCTTCGTTGCCTTGCTTGTGATGGCGAGCACGGACCAGTCCGCGTTGGCGCCCCCGCCTCCGCCGATGTCGAGCCCGGCGGCGTAGCAATCGGAGGGCATGTACCCTTCGGCCTTCCAAGTTACGCTAGTAGTTTCGATGGAGTTCTGGCTGAACCACTGGCCGCTCAGGTGCTCGAAGGCTTCCTCGAATGTACCAGGATTCTCCTTCTTGAACAGCGCCTCGCCGTACTCGTTGATCTGATAGCGGCGCCACTGAAGCTGCTCATCCGTGAGCTTCAGGTTCGGGTTACCCTCGCTCACACTGTACTTCAGCTCAAGCGCCTTCTCATCCGGCGTGCGAACGAAGGTATCATTGACCTCACGACGGTTCAGGTCGTGCTTATACCAGGGCCAGAAGAAGAGAGTGTACTCTGAATCGACTCCATCCTTTGCGCGTTGCGCCATCTGATGATAGCGGTCGCCGGGTCGGTTAGGGGTCGTCTCAATAACAAGCTGACCAGTAACGCTAAGAGCATTCGACACCTCCCGTAGCTTCTTCTCTTGGTCGGGGTAGAACGCGAACTCAGTAAGGTGCGCGAAGTTAATCGACTTGCCGCGCACTGTGTTGTCCGCCTTAGCGGAAAGATAGTGGCTAATCGCGGACGGCTTGGAGAACCTTAATAACTCTACGTTCGACTGCGCGATGGGCCGGATGTCGCGCATGAAACCTGGCAGCGACTCGTACATCTCCTGGTCCATACGCGACAGGACTTTCGTGGTCCCGTCCGTAAGCGCCATCGCAATCGACTCGAAGCTCTGGCCGCTGTCGAGGAAGTACATACAATACAGCGAGTACGCCCGCAACAACGTAGTGATGCCGAGCTGCCGGCTCTTGACTACGATGACTTTCTTTTGGGTTAAGAGTACATTCAATAGGGCGAACTGCGCCGGCTTCAGCAGCAGGCAGATGACCGCGAACGTCTCCTTGTCCGTGATGGACAACAGCGCGAAGAAGACCGCCGGGTCCTCAATCATCACGGCGAGGTCATCGACCATGTCTTCAATCATGGTGTGTCCATCGCTTTGCGCCGAGCTTCAACCGCAGCACGAGCGGCCTGGATGGGGCTCGTATCGGCCGCCTGCTCCGACGGCTTGTTGATTGACGGCGAGTTCAGCACGGCGACGGTGACCGGCGTTGCGCCCGAGATGAGCGCGCGAGACTGCGTGTCCCAGACCAGCACCTGTTCTGACGACTCGTGGATGACAGGCTCGACATGACGACGCGCTGCCTTCCTCAGCATCTCGTCTCGCTTGAGCGCGAACTCCAGGCCCATCCGCTCCTGCTCCAAGCCGAGCTTCTTCAACTCGCACAGCGCTTTGCTGCAACGCAGCACGGTGTCCACGTCCGCCAACGGGTCGCTCACGAACTGGTTGATCTTGGCGACGGCGAACCTCAGCCCCGTCTCAATCATCACCACGGTGTCGGTGCGCTGCTCCACCATCCGCGCCGCGTGCTCGCGCACTACATGAGGGCGCGACAGGACAGCGATGACTTCGCCCAGCTCGACGTTGTGCTGCGTGGCGATGTCGCGAACCCCGCGACCCTGAAGCTTAGCATCCAGTATAGATGCCTCGTGCGCGTCGAGCCCGCCGGCTGGCAGGTCAACGGAGGGCAGCATTGCGAGGGCGCACGACATAGCCATGAGCATAACACAGGCGCCGTCGAGCAGCCACCAGCCAGGGAGTTCCTGACTGAGCGGTCATTCATTCGGCCGCGGGGGTGGCCCGGGACAACAACAGCAGCCAAGCCCATCAGCCGGATGCGTCCCCTTCGGCCTTCGAGGACGCCACCCTCCAAAAGACCATTGCAGCCAAAAGGCAGGTTGCGTCCGTGCTTTCGAGGGGTCCTAAATCCCCTCCGTATAACCCAGGTTCAACCTGTCCTTTGGCTGCATTGGTGCGCAAAGGTGAGGTTTGCAGCCAAAGCGGGCGGGAAACCTGGGCTTTCGAGCACCTGCAATGCTAAACCGCATCTGGGCCAAAGACTTTCCCTGGAGCACGTTTTCAATCAAATCTCATCGACAGATTCTGGTCGGGCACCCTCCTCTTCCCCTATCTTCCGTCGATGAGATTCTCCGCTGACACTCTACCCCTTTACTTTTAGAAGAAGTAGGATTGCAGTCAAAGAGGAGGTATACCCTGGGGTTTCGCTGCATACCCCCCTTTGAGGGGACGGTTGAACCTGCCTTTTCGGCGAGGATGCTGCCGCAACGGTGGCGCAATCAGCCGCCTTCGGGGGTGGGTTGCAGGTAGGTGGCCGCAAAGATGAGGTACAACCTGCGCTTTGCCTGCAACGCCAGGTCTACCCGAGTCGAGGGTCGCGAGGGGGCCGCGCCCCGAGCTGGGTCTCGTCGTCGTACCACACCCCGGGCAGGCCAGGGCCCGCTGACACTCGTCCGCGAGAATCTTCTCGACACCACATAAAAGTCCTCGCCTTTTGGGGGAGGCGTGCTATGTTGAATGTGTGGGAGCGAGCCACCCCGGCGGACCCCACCAACCCCAGTAGGAGAACACCATGGCCATGCCTCGCAAGTCCATCGAAGAAGGTCTCAACATCACGGTCAGCACTGACCTCAACATGGAAACCGCTGCCAAGCTCAAGGCGGTCGCGGCCAAGGAGCGCCGCAGCAAGGCGTTCATCATTCGCGAAGCCATCGAAGCCCACATCGCCACCCTTGAGGTCAAGTAACATGTTTGCTAAAGACATCCCCATTCCCGAGCGATTCACTCCCGAACTCATCAAGGATGGGCGGCTTCATATCCAGAAGCTCATGGCGGCGCACCCGGAACTGAACATGAACGGCGT